TTAGAACTCCCTTGAGTCTTTATGATCTTTAATAATCCATTTTTTACGAGAAAAATAATAAGGAATTTGAAGAAATAAAAAGAAAATTAAAACTAAAGAATAATTACTTCCTTGCGAAGAATAAACAAAGAAAAACAAAATAAAAACAAAAGAAAGTTTTAATACATTTTTACGCATTTTACGTATACTTTCTTTTATTTGATGGTTTTGCTGTTCTCTTAAAATATCGCGAGTCTCTTGAGCAAGACGAGCCTTATAAGTTTCAGGTGTATTTTGATTTTGTGCCTGAACCGAAGCTTGTTGAATATCTTTTGAAGCGAATGACCTATTTTGTTCAACTTCAATATTATCGTTTAGTGGTTGTATTACCTTACGTTCTTTATCCATAAGTGTATTATATCAATAAACTATTGCTTTAACAAGCAATAGAAGCACGCCCTTGCTAAAGCAAGACCGAGCTGTAATTGAGTTATTTAATCTAGCTAAATTTAGTTGTTTATGTATAGAAATTACGAGCTTTTCGGCGATAGTAGCGTTCTACTTCTAAGATAGTCATAAGAAAACCAAAATAATGAGAATCAACTGGTATTTCAAATATTTCGTGATAGTCGTAATTAGCGGTTTTATATTGTTCTGGAACGTGCATGAATGATGATACGATGTTTTCGAGTAGTTCAGGCTTTTCAAGATTGCGAGAAGACCAGAAGCGTTTTACGTTAGGTTCAATCATGAGGCTTTTAGTGATATATTTTTTGATATAATTTGCCATTTTAGTTTTATCACGAATTGGGGCGATTTCTGAACGGCCTAAAGTATATCTAACGATGTATTTTCGATAAGCGAAGCGTTTTGCGGTTTTAATTTCGTTAACAGTAATAAATGGGTTTTTTGAGCTGTAAAAGTCTACACAAGCGTTTTGGTAGTTTTCAAGAAGGGCGTGGAAGTGCCAAGCGCCGTCTTTGTGGCGTTCAGGAACGATTAAATATTTGAATTTGAATCCGTGGTTGCGTTCGTGGTTCTGTTGTTCAGTTTTAAGCCAGTTCTTGAGAAGAGAAGACATTTCGACAAAATCATGGCGGTCTTTTACTTTTTTGGGGCTAAATGTGAAGGTCGCAAAGTGTGAGAAGTTATTACACAATACGTAATCCGAGATTTTGGTTTTCGTTCGATTGATGGACTTCTCTAAGTAATCCCGTTCTTCAGAGTTTTCTTCATTCGCCAGGCCATTTGAAGATGTGCCGAAGTTATCTACAATAATAGACCGTTTATATTTTATTATTTTTACAAAGTCTGGATAAACTTTAGCGTATGAATGAATCTCCTTATACTTTAGATGAGGATTTTTAGCAATGATTCGTTCTGATATTGAATTAAATGTCTTCTTCATAATAGTTTTGTGTGTGTTAAGTGTGGTCTATGACAAGGGGTTCTCGCAAGCGAGAACCGCCGACCATTTAATAGTAATTTTCGTTAAATTCGCGCCTTATTTCGAAATAATCTCTATATTCTTGCGCGACTGGATCAGTGAAAGTCTGGCGTTTAGTAGTATAGACTACCAGACAATCGCCTGATCGAAGGAACATAGAGTAGAAATTAAATATATTTTGCAAACAATTGAGGGTTTCGAAGTCTTTTTTAATATCAAATAGTTTATCTTTGGCGAGTTTTTTCGAGTGAAAAGACATAATTTCCCTTCGATTACGATAAATTGTGTATTTATATTTATAGCGTCTTTCGATTGTTATGTGAAACATAAATTCTCCTTACTGTCGAATTGTCGCGGGGCAATCGCCTATCGCGACAAAATACGACCTTTCTTTATAGCTTGTTTATCTATCTGAATTGAATGAATTTCTTCAAATTGAGCCTGTCCAGATACGACTTTTTGAAGTGTATCATACATATTACGTAAAGTTTCAGAATGAAAGAAACAGCCAAATTTTACGGGTTTTCCGACTAAATCACCAGAATAATCAGTGGTAAGCTTTTTAGCGTTATAAACCTTATTAATAGTAAAAATATTAGCAAGAGTATTACACATAATTAGATAGTCTGATTGCTCACGAAATGGTTTTGCCATACGTAGAAATAATTGAGATGTGCCTATAATACATTTTCTTTGTTTTCGTTGTTGAGAAATTTCGGTAAAGATATAAAGGGGAATATTTTTTGATTCTAAAGCGTTAAAATATGTATGAATTTCATCTATGAAATAAATAACTCCATATTTACCGTTATTAACTGAAACTAAAAGTTCATGTAATTCATCATGAGATGAAAAAGTTATAATTTTATTATTCAAATAATCAGGTAAGTTTATTTCAAGATTAGTTATTAAAATAGCTTTTGGATACTTCAGCATAAGATTATGAACATGTTTCATGGCCGAAAGTGTTTTTCCAGAGCCTTGAAATCCGCAATACATATATAAACCTGTTTCTTTGAATAATTCTTTGTCTTTAGCCATTTCACGGTTCTTTTTATATGAATCATAGTGAAATCGAAGTTCTTTTTTGATTTGATTAAGATACATTAATGACCCCCTCCAGCTATGTGAGTTTTATATAAAATCAACCAAATAAATGAAATAGTAAGTTCAATAGGTAAAAGAACTGCATTAACTATAAGAGGTAGAACAACCAAAAGATTATCACCAGCTATATAGCCTAAAGCTTCAATTCCAGAACCAAATGCCTTCCACAACCAAGAAACAGAAGATATAGCAGTATTTAAATTGTTCCAAATAGGAAGTGGAGGGATAAGGTAAAGAATAAACTCAAAGAAACCATTAATAATTTCAATTAAAATTTTAAAAATCATTTATTTATCTCCTTTACTATTTTTATCATCTTGAATATCCCAGACATACCTAGAACCAAGAAGAATGCTAATAAATTTCATAAATCTATGAAAAACTAAAAACATAATACCTAAAACTAAAACTGATCGAGCAAGAATTAATAAAGGCTTAGGAACAGAACAAATATCATAAGAAATAGGGATAGCATTAGGTTCAACAACAATAGGTGCATTTTTGCAAGCAAGATTCAAATTACCGCGAGAAATAAATATTTGAAAAAATGTTATCGTATCAACAAAAACAGTACCAACACTTCCAAGTCTTGTAGTAATTTTTTCTTTTAAAGAATTAACTTTATCAGTAATATATTCAGGTTCAATATTAAATAAATATTTAATAAAATCAATCAAAAAATCACGAATATTTTCTAATTTTGTTTTGAAAAAATTAAGAATAGATATAACAAAATCAGTAAAAGGCTTAAAAAAATCAATAATAGAATTAACAAATTTCGAAAACTCTTCAGATAAATTAGGAAAAAATCCTTTTTTAGAACCACCGTTACCATGAAGAAAATCTCCTATATCAACAAGTTTTTTAATTAAAGAATCAAAAAATGGCTTAAAAAAATCAGATATACCATTAACAATACCTTTTGCAAAAGCCCCAAAATCTAAACCAGCTATACCGCCAGAACCAGAATTTGGTTGTTCAAAATTAGACTGAGGTTTAATATTAAATTGATTAATCTTGTTGTGTTGATCAAGATAAATAGTGTAAAAATCTGGATCATCTGAAGATGAAATAATTTTCTTAAAATCATTATATTGAGACTGTTTTTCAAAGCCATTAAAAGTAAATTTATTTGTAGCAAGATAATATGTACCAGTAGAAACATAAACACCATGAATATCAATAGAATAAATACCAGATTGTTTGTCGTATTTTAAATAAGAACCACAACTTTCAAGATGTTTTTCTTCTGCCTGATAAAAATTATTTGGATTTTGAAAAGAATCAACACAAGAATACATAACTACTTGTACAGGTTTATCTTTATCATAAGAAGAAGCGGTTTTGTAAACGAAATAAAATATATTAGCATTTTTAACAAAGTCTGGCTCATAATATAAATTCTCCCTATATTTTCTAACAACAGATTGTTTATCTGATTCAGAGAAAACAGGGGGTTTATCGACACTATGGGCGCTTGCTTGTTTTTGATTCAAAGAAAATGTAGAGAAAAGAACAAATCCAAAGAATAAAAATAATATTAAATAAAATCTTTTCCACATTAATTTTTGTTCCTTACCTTAAATTTAGTAATAAAATAAATAGAAAAAATAACTAAAAGAATTATAGCCAACCAAGTTATATCATCAAATTTCACAAATTTATTGTGAAGCGGGGTAAAATAATAAACATCATTCATAACTACAACCTATCCCGAAACAATATATTCATAATCATAGAATAGAGAAGATGAATACCCGCCAAAACACCTATAATAGGCAATAAAAATACCAAACCTTTAGAAAATAGATCAAGAACAGTAGATATTACTTCACCAGATGAAACATTTTGAACCATGTATAATTCCTTTAGTTATTTTTTATAATAATAGGGCAGTTTAACGATATGCCCAGATCGTATTACTAAACGCGACCGTTTTTACCGCGGTTAATAACGCGTCGAACAATAGTGATGCCAACCATGCCGACTAGAATAGGGGCAACGAAGGCAAGACCTTGTGTGAACGCTTTTTCAATTCCAGTAATGATTGAGGTGTTTAGACCTTCTGGAAATGAAATTTCAGCGAAACCTCCAAGCATTGGATCTCCTTTTTGTTAATTAATATTTTTGTTCGCTTTTTGTTTATTTTGCGACAGTTGGGCTAGCTATTTATTTTCACATAAGAGTTAGCCCTCGTTTAAGATTGATTCCATTTTTTCGGATTGAGAGATTTTAGATATAGCGTCTTGTAAACCGAACTTATCTTTTTTGTCCACGAAAAAGTCGATCTCAAGACCGTTTTTGAAGCGTAGAGTTAGAATTGTGAAATCACTACCAGACTTGGCTTGTCTTGTAATGAGAGAGACACGAGATACGGCAGAGATGATATTGTCTTGATTTAGTAGATTGTTATTCATAAAAATATTTTTCCTTTAATATAATTATTAAATTTGATTTACAACCAGATATTAACATATATAAAAAAGAAATACAAGATAAGTCGCACAATATATCTTTTACGTCTTAAAAATAGTTATGCTGTGTTGAATAAGTTATCACCTTAGCACAGCACACCTCGCTAAGCTTTTTTTATTTATAAAAATAGGGCGATTATTACTAGCTAAAATATCTATCAGTCACTTTTATTTTAGTATCTCCAAACATAAAATAATCATTTTGATTAACTTAATCTTGAATATATTCCATCAGGCGCCAAAAACCTATTTTTATTTTATAATTTTGCACCCTTCCTTACCTAAAATTTGACAATTTGACTTTTTTATTTTAAATTATATAATTTAGAGTTTTATATCTCTCTTTTCTCTATATTCAATCTCCTAAATTAGACGAACAAAAAGCGAACATATATTATTTTAATTTATAGTACCCTTTACCCTCAACTCTTAAATCTAAATATTTTGGATTTATTTTATTACTAGAAAAATATTTAATAGCACTATCTAGATTGGCTATTTGTCCTTCCGGAGAGGCAGTCGTTAGTAATTTTATTGGGTATGGCACATCTTTGACAAAAATTTGAATCTGACGCAATGATACGGGAGGAATCACTATTTTTTCTATATATATACCTCGACTATCAGCTTCTGAAACTATTCTTCCAACAAAACCTATAAAACTACTACTTGCAATAGATTTTCCAGAATGCGTCTGTATATTACTTTCATCGGTAACTGATAATCTAGGACTAGAATAATAATTATCACTGAATGACACACCATTTTTATCTACATATAAAGTTTTATTATTAGACGTCCAAGACGCTACCGGCTGGCGAAATTTTATCTTAAATTTATACTTGGTAAGTGACACCATGCTAATATTTAATACATCATCAACTTCAGGATATTCCCTCTGAAGATAGGCTACAAGGTCATCTTTTTTTAGATTAGCCCTTATCCTTTCAATTGGCTGCTTATAGTAGTATTGATTAATAGCAGATATATACTTTTCCTTAGGTATATATTTCTCTGTTTTTTCACCTTCAATATCTATAGACGCGACAAATTGAAATAAGATAATTATAACAGTTACAATAAAAATAAGAATAAAAGTAAAAAAGCTACTTATCTTTCTTCTTTGAATTATTAATTTTCGATTTTCAAGTCTTGCGGATTTTTCTTTTTCAACACCAGAAATTGTCTGATTTCTACTAAAATTACGTTTAATAAAAAATGAATCTTCGCCGTTATGAAAATCGCGCCTGTTACGCCTTTCAACAACCTGCTCTTCTACTTTTTTCAC